CTCAGGGTCGGTCTCGTACTTGCCCTGCACGGGTAATGCCGGTGTTGCTGCCTGGGGCCGGGACAAGTTTTTGTTCAATGCCTCGAATCCCTGGCTCATAGCAGCTACCGAGTCTGCCCGTGCGGTTGCATCAGCCCTTGCCTTGCGCTCGGTCTCAAGCTCGGCAATCAATTGCTCCCGGGTTTTTCCCTTGACCCCTTCGGGTTCATTGGGTTCTTCCACAGGGATCTGATCCCGACCTTCAATGAGCACTTCGTAAACTTCACGTTCTGGTTTCTCAAAAACCAACTCAGGGTTGGGATCTACAGTCCCATTCCCGACTTCTTTCTCTTCACCTTCCATAAGACCTCCTAACGATCTCGTTCATCGACTTCGGTTGCAAGCTTGACCAGGGACTCGATATATCCCAGGAACCCCTCGATTCCCGTTACCGTTCCCTGTGCTCTATGCAATTCCACCTGGTCCCGGCTGGATTGGAGCACCGCCTTGGCCTGGTCCTCCCGCCGTTCCACCACCCTCTTGAGTGCCCCCCACATTGTTCCCATTCGAAGGTCCACCAAGTCCTGGATTACCTCCACTGGGAGCTGGTAAACTTCCGCTGCTTTGCTGATTTTGCTGTCCAATCATGCCTCCTAATTGCGCGTCTTTCATCGCGTTCATCATTTCGATCATCTTTTCGATGTCTTTGGTGTATGGCAGGTAACCATCATGGTCAATGGACATAAAATCCAAAACTTCACCCATGAGTTTGGTAGTGCCAACCAGAAACTGGTTATCAAACTCAAGGTAACGCTGAATCAACCCCTGCGCCATCTCCGGGTTGATCTGCATGAACATCATGATGTCACCCTTCAGGAGTCCAAGCACTTGCTGTCCATACATATTATAAAGCTGACTAAGGGTCAAAATCCTTTGCCTCTTTGCTTCTTCCGTCTGCTCCGCATCGGAACTCATAATGGTAAAGTTGAAGTTCAGGTGGATGTCCTCAACGTTCATGTTGAAGACTTCCCGAAGCAATGCCTGGGTCTCCGGGTCAAACTTAGCAAGCTCATCGTCAAGTTCATCTTTATGACGAATGAGTTGAAAAAGTATCAACAGTCCTATCTGACCATAATCCTCTTCCAGGTTGCTTGCCGCTGCATCGAACAGCTTGTTCCCCTGCTGTGCCAGGAACATCGTCCCGGAAGCCGTCGCCCTTGACTTCGCATACGCATCCGGTTGACCCATCATGGGATTGTTGGCACCAGTCCGGCGATCCAGGACCGAACTGATGTACTGAAGCATTTGCATATTTGGCCCAGAGGTGTTTGGAAACCCGATTGGGTTAAAGTCCGTCATAGGGTCATCCACAGTGATCTTCTTAAAGGGATAAAACTCTTCCTTCTCGCCTATGGGACTTCCACGTTTGGAGGTAAACATCTGGAGGGAGGAAATGTGTGTTGAGTTCACTGCCATGTTAAACAACGCATCCCCGGCTTCCTGGATGTCCTCGGACATTGCTCCAATGCCGATGCCATAAAGCTGCTTCGGAAGGGAAATGTAAGCCAACCGTCTAATCGGCCTTACCCCCAAGTCATTGTACTCTTCCCGTAGCACTGTCCCGGTGCTTCTTTCAAACCATATCTTAATGTCCTCCGGGATGCCGTCGCCATCTACGTCCCAAAAAATGTAGCACTCCATGATGTCATACAGCTTGGCTTCTTTGGGATCAATTCCCGTGCGTTCTTTTTCTTTCTGGTCCCATTCGTCAAGCTGAGTTTTCACACCTTCGGTTTCAATTTCGTCTACGTTCTCGTAGATACCTTGCTGTTCACGTTGCTTGAGTTCATGCCACAGGAGCCGGTGGCGAATCGCGCAGAACTCCATGTTCTGGATGTCGTAGGAGTAGCTTCGGGCAAAGAAGTCTTCGACCTGTACCGGCACCACCATGGGACCTTTGTGCCGGGTCTGGGTTGCTTCCTCCATGCCGCCGTTAAGACCTTTGCGCTTGAAGCGATAAAGGTCATTTACCCATGGAACCGTGACAAACTCCGTACCAATCGACACTGTGTCGTAGAAAATCTCATTGTTCACTTCCCGCAGGTTGATGTGAAACTTGCTTTCAACCAGAAAGGAAAGAAACTTTTCAACTGCTTCTGCGTGTTTGTAAAAATCCTGTTTCAACGCGCCAACATGGTAAAACGGTTTCTTGTTGTTAAACTTGGCTTGGAGTGCAGACTTGACTGTGTCTGTTGCAATTGCCGCCTGGGGCAAGGTCACGTTACTTGCACCTTCCCAGGGGAAGTTCTTGGTTTTGGTTTTGGGCTTTGCTTCCCGTTGCCGCCGCCATTTGTCAACCCGCTGAATGTACTCTTCGCGTTCTTTTTCAGACGTGTCTATTTCCGTCTGAAGGTGACTGACAAGAGTTGCTCTGTCCTCGTCTTTTTGTATTACGTCTCCGATGGGCACTTGGTTTACCTCCTAATATCCTGCTACGTTCTTTTCTTCTGCGTAGAACGCTTCACGTCTTTCATCATCCTCATCAACCTCCACCACATCCAACGGACGAATGGTTGAGTTGATTCCCAAAGTTAATGCGTCAAGTATGTCCATCTTGGAAGAGGGAAATACGGTAAGTTCTTTCATAAAAGGAATTCGGGAAAGTTCTTCTACATACAGTAAGTCTTGGCGAAGCAACGGCTCCAGGGCCGCACGGATCATACTTTCCTTATTTCCCGTCTTGGACACATGCCGTACATGGAGGTACACTGGTTTTTCGTGCTTCTTAACTGACTCCAATGCACGCCGTCGTTCTTCGTCACGAATCAAACCCTCGAACAACTTGAATGCACCTTGGGTTTCAAAGGGAGTGGAGCGAAGGTATTCACGGTATTTTTTTGCACTTATAAACATCCAGTCCATGAGCATGGAAGGCGCGACGTAATCTGCTTTCACACCAAACAGAAACCTTTTATCATCCGGCGCATGGGCAAGCAGGAGCAAAGCCGACCTGGAGGTCTTTGCACTATTTCCCCTTTCACTTGCCGCAGGGTCAACTGGCTGTACCAGATCACACGAACTCAATGGCGTCTTCCCATCCTTGCCCCAAAGGAAAACAAACCCTACATCTTCCTGCCAATCCAACTTGCAACTTGGCGGGTCAAACTGTACCAGCTCACTGATGCCGGACTTTTTTGGATGATTCACCACCTGGGTCCACAGGGTCCAAGGATCCTCCACTGCCATTTTTGCCAGGGCATCATCAGAGTACATCTCGGGATAAATGTTGATGCCGTTCTCCCAAATGGTCCGGTAGTAGACATTCCACTCGCCAGTAGGTGACACCTCGTAGTCCAGGTCATCCCAGCAGCCGTACATCGCCTTGATACTTTCAAAAATAAACGCATGTGCGTCATCGTTGGCATATCGGGTGCCAGTGTACCAGATATTCCCATTTACATCACTAAGCAAAGTGCGGATATTACTTTTGACCCAGTTTGACGTGCGGAACATTTCCATCCCACTTTGCCTATCTGCTGTCAACTGTGTATCCCCAACTATATCATCAAAAAAAAGGTGCTTCGCATGGATACCCGCTGTTGAGCACATTGCTCCATGCGGTGCAATCGTTGCTGAGGTTTGGATACGGGTCCGGTTCGGAAGCACCATTTCAAGATCATTCCAACGTTTTTGATTTTTCTCCGGGACATACTCCGGGTAGAGCCATTTGAAAAGCTCATTGGTGTCATACACCCTTTGTACCGTATGCATGAACTCCATGCTACGGTCCATGACGGCAGAAAACAGTGCACAGGTGGTGTCCGGATCCCGGAGTGCTACCCATGCCATGCCGCCAATGGTGAAGATTGTGGACTTCAGAAAACTCCGGCCTTCAAATGCTGCCATTTTGTTGCCGGGAAACAAGTTATCCATGAAGAAATTGCTCATGTCAAGGTGCAGGGTGGAGTTGATTTTATCGAACGGCCCACTGTAGCCTGCGATGTACTTCAAGAAAAACCACTGGTTCACAAACCCAGCTTGGCGAAAGACTTCCTGCATCCGGGACTCACTGTAGTTCCCGGAGGAAATCTCATTGGTTACCTGCTCCAGGACCAACTCCGGGTTGCTCTCGTCCCGGAACATCGGTGCCAGGGAGTGGTGAATCACCTTCAACTTCATTCTCGGACTCCAACTTCACCAGTCCCGAGGAGGTGAACTGGGAGTTCCGCGCCGGGGGTAGATCCGGGTTCTGATAGGGAGGCATCTCCCGTGACGTTTCGCTCAATTGATACTCCTTTCAAGGCTTCTGCCATGGATTTGATATGGGAAAAGTTGATGTTAACGGTCATGCTGGCTCCCGGTACTTCTTTCTTTTCAACGTACCCGGCAATGTTGAGTATCTTTGTCGCAGCAGCCTGGTGGCATTTGTAATCCGGCTGATCCAAGTCCCGGATAAGGGTGTAAAACGCATTTGGTGCATATTCCTGGGCAAGTTCCGGGACAGTTTTGTCCGAGACAACCTGGTCTTCAACTCCCGGCGGGGAAGGCGGGGGTGGGGTAAAGGAGGAGTCAAACCCCTCACCCCCGGTAAGGTCACAAAGCTCTTCCCCTATGGTAATATCTGGCATAGTATACTGTCTTCCTTAACGAGGAGGAGGTCATCGGACACCTTGATTCCATCAAACTGGTCCCAGACCACTCGATCCCCGGGAGCCATGAGGGTTACTTCGTCGCCGATTGCAACCACCGTTGCTTCAAAGGTGTTCTTGGTTTCCGGCAGGTAGATCCCACCGTCGGTCTTGGGGTTGGTGCGTATGGGTTCAATAAGTACCCGCCGTCCCATAGGCGTAATGTTCGGTTTGTCCACTTTTCTATACACCTCCCTCAGCACATGTATAGTTTCCTATACACTGTGTACCAAAGGATACACCTTTCTTCCCGGAATGTCAACCCTATTTTCAAAAAATTGTCGGGAAATTTTCTGAGAGGTTCTCTCTCTGCGCGCGAAGGGTTTCCAAGGTGCGGGTGGGTCCAGGATAGGAGTACAATAAGGGTTCCGGGAAGGTATACTATAGGGTTTTCCCCGCAGGGGATAAGGTCAACCCATGCCTTATAAGGGAAAATCCCGGGACTATATGCGTAAGGAGGTACCTTCCCGGGGTTTTTCGGGCCAAGGTGATACTTGCACACCTCCCGGATTCCCGGCTTGCCCTTGACCCGCTGCTGCGGGTTAGCCCAGGTGTATGGAAAAGTAGACACTGTATCCTTTTGTATACACCCTCCTGGAACCAAAACTCTAATTGTTAGAGAAAAACCGTCAACCAAATCCCACTACACTTAATTCATTTTTAACAAATTAGTGAATTAGAGCGTTAGAGGGTAGGTCCCACCCCCCCACCCATGCCAACAAACTTTCAGAAC